GCCACAACAACGGCCGCTTGGACACCTGCGGCAATTATGGCATCAATCGCGTCAATGGGGACAGCGGCGAAAATAGGTTTAGCCGCAATCGCTGTGCTTGGTGTTGGTGCAATTGCAGGCGCTCGTAAAAATGGTGGCCCTGTTGACGCTGGTTCAATGTATCGAGTTGGTGAAGGTGGTAAACCTGAGATATTCAAGGCTAACAACGGTCGTCAATACATGATCCCCGGTGACAATGGAAAGGTTATCTCCAATAAAGATATGCAGGGTGGCGGTATGAATGTGAATGTTGTTTTTAATGACTATTCATCTGGTGGCCACAAGTTTGATGCACAGACATCACAAGATGGAAATACGCTAACTATTCAGGCGTTCATTATGGATATGGATAACAAAGGCCCTATGCTTCAATCCATTACAAGAAACACATCGGCAACAGCGAGAGCAAGAGGTTGATATATGGTTATTAATTACCCTGATTGGCTTCCTCTGGCGCAGAAAGCCGATAAAAGCATGACGCTAGATACTGGTTTCTTGACAGATCAGCCACAAGTAGGCGCACCTATATTTCAGAAGTTAACTGATGACTTAAAAACTGTATGGAATGTGAATTGGATATTTACACTTCAACAGGAGCGTGCGTTTGCTCAGTGGTTGCGCAGTTCCAACTATCTTGATAATTGCAATCGCTGGTTCAGGATGAAAATTAATCTTGGAGGCAGTGGGTTGCAAGAGCAGGAATTGCACTTTGTTTCTTATCCAGTGCAAACCAGTATTAATGGATCTTCTGTAACATGGACTGGTCAAGTTATTAGCAAGAAACTTTATAATTCAGATGATGAATTCGACGATGTTATTGTTGAGTTTCCTCCATCATTTGGAAGTTGGCTTGATATTATCGTCACTGAGACTCTACCAAAGTATAAGGAGATGTAATGCCTACACTAAGAGAGTATCGAGCACAAAGACCAAACAGAATACTTTATGAGACACTGCAATTTAGTCATCCGTCATTTGATGATATCCACCTTGTTTCTTATCAAGTATTCCCGAAAGTTCTAGGTGGGGTTGAATATCAGCCGTGTAATTTCGAACTATCTGACAGTCAGCAAAGCAGAACGCCCATCATTGACGCTAGTGTTAAATTCAGTCGTGTCGCACAAGACTTTAAACAGAAACTTAAACTATGGAAATCATTCAATAGAATGACACCCATAGAGGCTACTTATCGCTTATTTGATGAGAAAGACAAAGGCACGGCCATTACTCGATGGAGGTTATTTGTGAAAGATGTATCTATGGATCATGAAAGTGTCACTGTCACGCTATCTATGAGCAACCCACTGAATAAAAACATTGGACGCATTTATGAGCCACAAGAATGGCCTGGCTTGGAGGCTGTATGACAACTAAGGATTTTATCGATAAAGTTATCGGTAAACCATGGAAAAACAGGTCTTGTACATTTGATGCTATGGATTGCTGGGGTCTCGTCGTTCTCTATTATCGTCACGTTATAGGTATTGAGATCCACCATGATGCAGGCTATGAGTCGGAAACTGATTTTGTGACTTGCTATAAAAATGAAGTTGAGTTTTGGGAGAAAGTAAATCAACCAGAAAATGCTGGAATCTTTATAGGCTATATAGGCTCAAAACCCGCTCACATTGGTTTAATTATCGATGGTAATGCATTACATAGTCGAGGTGAAAACGGTTCTGTGAGAATGGATAGGTTGATTGTTCTTGAGAGAAAGTTCACTAAGTTGGAGTTTATGAAATATGCCAATAATTGAAATTCAGCGTGTCGCTGGAGTGCCGAAAAAGAGAGTCGAGATAAAAGCCGGCTCTCTTTTTTTTGATTGGTTAAAAGAGCAAAACTTTCATCATGACGTTGATATCTATGTTAACGGCGTAAAGCTTAACGACGATGATCGCCTTGACTTTATTATTAGTGAATTTCATCACATTCAAATATTCGACCAACCGAAAGGAATTATTGGCGACATTCTTAATCCAGTATTTAAGTTTGTTTCCAAGATATTTTCATTCTTAGCGCCTAAGGCACCATCATTTAGCGCGGCGGATGTAAATGCAAAGGAAAGCCCCAACAACCGATTAACTGGTCAAACCAATATAGCGAGAACATATCAGGCTAGACCTGAAATTCACGGACAAGTTAGAGCCTTTCCAGATCTCATTCAGCAATCAATGTTTGAATACATCGACAATAAAAAGATGGTTACCGAGTGGATGAACTTTGGTATCGGTTACTACACGATTGAGAGCGTAAAATATTCAGAGTCTGAACTAATCGCTCTTGATGGTGCCAGTTATCAGATATTCCAACCGGGTGGAGTAATTCCACAGATATTCGAGGGGTTTGAGTTCCCTGATGTTGACGGACAAGAAATACCGGGACCTAATGAAAGTGACGAAATTCCGCAATATGAGGCTACTGCTAGCAATGTCATTTCTGGTGAAATTAAAGGTGGTGAGGCAGCCATAAAGATAGAGAAGCAAGATGAGTTTCGATATTTTATGGACATCGTAAAACCTAGATCAGTAAGCCTTGTTGTTAATGTGACGTATGATACTCCGCAGGGTTCGGTTACAAAGGATATTAAGGTTGATGCGTATCTATCTGATGCGAAAGAAAGCAATGATGGCTCTATTATCTCACCAAAATATTACTACGAATTCTTTTTCACTAATTTAACCGGTGGTGATTTATCGACTCTTCCGCCTAATGCGATTGTTAACACATCAAAGTTTATTCTCTATGACAATCAATTCCTGACAGTAGGCCCTTTCTTTTCTCCACTTGATGGTGGTGAGTTATGGGTGCATTTAAACGCTCAGCTTGGTGATGGCGATTATGCCAATGCAAGAATTGAGTTTTGGAAGGTTGATGAGAATAACAATGAAGTAGCTGGAACAAGAGAGTCATTCAATAGAGGGTTCCCATCTGCACCAAAAACAAAAACATACTATCTAACGGAAAAGTTCAAGCCGTTGGCTGGATATGGAAGATACGCACTTCAACTAACTCGATTAGAAAACAGTAATGATCACAGCATTCTTAAGCTAGAGGAAGTCTTTATTGTTAGAGAGAGAATTAACGAAGTACATGAAGAAGATACACTTGTTAAAGTAACAGTGAGGGCAACAGAAGCGCCAACAGGAGCAAGGGAGCGTAAATATAACGCATTAGCCACGCGTCATGTTATTAGTTACGACATGAGTAGCCGTAGTGTTGATTATACATTACGACCATCACGATCATTTGCTGATGCTGTCGCTCACACTTGGTTGGTCACTGCCGGACAACCAGAAAACACCATAGATTTATATGGTTTGTATTCAATCTATGAATCACTTCCAGATAAGCGTTTAGGATATTTTGATTACACGTTTGATGATGAAGATGTATCGCTGGGTCAGCGTATAGAAACAATATGCAATGTTGCTCGTGTTATTTCATTTTGGGATAACGGCGTACTTACATTTACTCGTGAGGAGGAAAAGAAATATCCATCTGGCACTTTTAATAGAGCAAACACGACAGGAAACGGATTCTCACTCTCTTATGATATGACAATGCCGAGCGGTAATGATGGTGTTGAAATCGAATATGTAAACCCTAAAACCAACAAAAAGACCTACCTTAAATATCGTATTGAAAATAATGAGATAGTTAAAAAGCCAGCTAAAAACCCTAATAAAATAACCATTCACGGTTGTCGTAATGAGTATCAGGCGACAGATAGGGCACTATTAGAAATGGATAGGTTAATACATCAGCGTATGAGTATCAGTGTGCAAACTCTCGCAGATGGTGATTATGTTTATCCAGGAGACTTAATTATTGTTGCTGACACATACGATAAGAATCAACAGGCTGGTTATATAGTTGAGAGGATCGGAAATCAATTTTCAACAAATGAAAAAGTTGTCTTTGATGGTGAGATGTTTGTTTGTATCACTGATCACCTAGGTAATACAACAGAAAGGTTTAAATCCACACCGAGAAGCGATACAGCTTACGGATTTATCGCTGATATACCTAACATCCAACTAAATATCTATGACGGTATGAATGTTCAGTCGCCGTCACGTTATGTTATATCCAATATCGTTGAAATGGACTCAATGAGGTGGATTGTAAGCGACAAAAAGCCTAATGCAGACGGAACTTATAGCATTACAGCAAGTGAGTATTTTTCTGCAAAGAAAGATTACAACGTTTAATTAAATCTATTTCAACCAAAACCAGCCTAAGTGCTGGCTTTTTTATTGGGAAAAATTATGTCTACAATTCCAACACAAAATCCAGTTCCAAGTGAATCAGCAAGTGATCTAAAATTTAATGCAGGAAAGGTGGATGAGTTCGTTACGTCAAGTAACCACTTTTATTCTGACCGTTTTGGTAAAAAACACTATACAATAGATGGTATTAACTATTTATCAAAACAGGCAATGCAGAATTATGGCTATATCACGAAGAAGTCTTTTGAATCGGGTAATACCATCATCAATCCTAACGATGTTCTTCTCTGGGAAAGTAATGGCGAATACTACAGATGGGATGGCGAACTCCCCAAAGTAGTTAGCGCTGGCTCAACTCCAGAGTCAGCGGGAGGAATTGGTAAAGGCGCTTGGGTTGGTGTTGGTGATGCGAGCTTGCGGTCGGCAATGAAAAATGAGAATGGTTCTGATTTAATTAACGGAACAAAATCTGTTGTTGGGTCAGTTACAAGATCGCTAACGGATATGTTGTCAGACAACATATCCGTGCGGGATTTCGGCGGAGTTGATGACTATGATGGAACAAATGCATCAACATGCACTAACAACAGAATTCCATTTCAGCGGTATTTTGAATATCTTAATTCAATCGGTGGTGGTGATCTAAATATTCCACATAAATTAACTGGGAAATATTTTATTAGTGGCGATGACCACACACAAGTTGCTTCCCGAGTTCGTTTGAATCCTGAAGAAGGGGTGTCTATACATCTTGATTTCTCTGGAGGCGCTTCAAATACACCATTTGCCAATCTAGATTTAAGGGCAACGAGACAGATAAAGATTGAGTATGTTAATTTTGGTTATTCGTCATATGTTGGTGGTAGCGTAGACACGCCATTTAGTGACTCTCTGCAAACCATGAACAATGGTGATGGAATTTACACGGTGCCAGAGGCACTATCAGGTAGTGATTTTTTTGTTATCGCGCTAGGTAACAATGCCACGGCAATACCTCCGATATCGTCAAGCTCAGATTCTATTTTATTCTATGGTTCAGGTGTTCCAACAGCGGCCTCAATAAGCGCAGAGCCAGGCGATGAAATTATGTCTATGGTTAGCGCTCCGGTAACAGGAGGCATTATTGCTGGTGTTGTTACAGCTGGTGGTTATGCGTATGTTTCTCAAGATTCATCAACTGGAGATGTTGCTATGGTAGAGGGTACTACAGGGCATCCAAATATATTAAACGGATTGAACTACTCTATGATGGATCAATTGCGCGACAGATTTGACAGGGCGCTACTATCAGTAAAAGTTACCTCATCAAGAACGTTTACTGTAATGGTAAACGGTTTGTCTGTCGCAAGTCACACGACACGCTCAACAATTCTAGGTGTCTGTTTTGGTTCTAATGACATTAACGATACAATCAGTGTTTCTCAGATGTCTCGCGTGAGGGGGCGTAGTTTTTCAGGGTCTAAGCCTTTGAGAATATTGGTTTGTGGAGACTCAATTACCGATCAAAATAATCAATATTCATGGGCTAAGTATCTACAGATGCAGTTGGGGTCGGCTGGCATTAACATTGCAGAGATAAAGAATTTAGCAGTGGCTGGACATACTGCAGCCCAACAACTCAGCATCATGAAAACTGCTGGTGTAGGATATGATATCTGCCTGATGCAGGTTGGTGTAAATGATGTTCAGTTACAGACTCCGGTAGCATCCTTCATTTCGACAATAAATGAAATGGTTACTTACGCGAAGGGGATCGGCGCATTTCCCATTGTCGGTGTACCAACTGCATTTTATTCTCTTGCAGAGTCGAATGCTAATGGGCAAACGGGAGGGCAAAACACATCAAACAACTCTTTGATAGGGATGTACCGATCTTTACTTATTCGTGCTGTTGCAGCAGCTGGAGGAATTGTTAACCTTGAGCCTATGAAAGGATATGGAGCTATGACGGCTAAGTGGCTGTCACTGAAACCGTATGCCGTCAGCGATAGCATCGTGCTGGACAATATTCACCCCACTCCATATGGGTCGATGCTCCTAGCACAAGGGTATGCGCGATGCATTCTTGGATGGCTTACTCGCCCTGATTTAACAGCAACAGAAAGCTATGAATCAATTCCCACCCAGTGGTTGAGTCCCGGTTTTGGTACGACGTCGCTACCTAAAATCAAAGGAAGATCATTATCTGGTTTAATTAGTTTACATGAAACAAATATTAATGATGGTTCAGTGGCCTTCACTTTGCCTCCATCATTTAAAATAGTTAACGTTAAGATGCTTGCTGTAACAGGGGTAAACAGCTCAGGGCTCCCGGCAGGTGTTTGTAATTTATTTGTTGGGTTAGATGGGAAATGTTACTTCTTTAATATTCCATCTGGAGTTACCCAAGTATCGCTGGACGGTATTGTTTTATAGTTCTGTGTGGGAGTAGAACATACGACGCTACATTTAATGGGTATATAGTGAATAACTATCGTGCAGGTTCATTTATAGTCTAAAGAGCTGTGCAGAAATTGTGACGCAAAAATGAGAATATCAATAATGTCTTTAGATAAATAATGGTAATATTTATTATATGGTTTTTTGTTTATCTTTTTGTGCTGTAGCATCATGGTTATTTAATAATCATGGCGCTCACTCCTTCTCATACTCGAACCCGCGCGGAAAACTTTTCCCGTTCTCCCTGTAGCACTCCAGTCTCTCTTTGAAGTACGGGCGTAAATGCTCGGGCTGCTGGTTTTCTGTTTCGTACAGATCATACGGCAGTCCGAGCCTTTCTTTGTACGCGACACCTGAAGCAGCCAAATCGGCATTAATTTTGTCTTTTTCGTCTTGAGGCAGGTTGGCGAGGTTCAT